TTATCCGTGAACATCTTCTTAGCATCAGAACCCGACTTAGACAAAATACCAAACCTGGAGTCTGAAGAAATAGTAGCTTGGTTTACGGTCTCAGCACTCGACATGAAGCTGAAGCCACTCCGTCTATTCTTGAGATAACACATTCCATAGCTTCGGGGGTCCGCCTTACAAGCTTCCCAGAATATAAAGAAAAGTCTGTTGGCTTCTCTGAAGTCTGGTTTACCAACATCTGTTTTGGACCACTGTAGATACATGTAGTGGCTACCAGTAATGTAAGTGTCAACACCCTTGTTGCTAAACCAAAGCCCTTCGTCGCGCTTTTTAAACTCATCGTTTATATACTCTTCCCAGCTCTCTTTAAAATTATCCGGGTGTTTTTTCCAATCGAATATGTTCTTGATATTCTTTAGCTCTACTGGATATTGTGCTGCCACCCATTTATTGTCCCCTAGATCGTTACCCTTCTCTAGCTTTTTAATTTTTGGCAGAGCCACAACTAGACCTTGAATATCGTAGATTTTACCAATCTGACCATTCTTGCTGATAACAATAATGTCGTGTTCCTTGTTGTACCCGTACTCCCACTTCCTCGCACTATTCATACTACTAACAAGAGACAGCTTCAAAGGTTCAACCTCCTTAACTAATGACTGCTCGTACATTACTTAGAACGTCTTTCAGCAAAACCCTTAAAGGATTCCGCCTTATGCTTATCCAGGGGCTTACCTGATATCATAGACTCCTCTTCTTCAATACGATTAAGTATCTCAAACGCATCAAAGATGGCTAGCTTCTTGGTTGCGGCAGCATTCTTAAGCTTGTCAGCTGCCAAGTCGTCTTCGGAATCTACAATAGGCTCGTGGGCCACCTTGATTAGTTCCTCAATTGCTTTGCGTCCAGCCTTGATTATACTCTCTTTCGTTTCCTTCGCGTTCATATTTAATTGAAATTGATTTAGTATGCACTCGGTATAACCGCTGGCCGTCGATGATGAACTCATACTCACTGCCCGGTGTAAACCCTACAATATCTCCCTTCTCTATCCCCGCGTCCCTTAGGCCATCGTCAAGATACTTAACGACCCCCTTGAGGGCGTGCTCTTTTTCTAAGCTTAGGTCGTCCTGCGACTCAAGTGGTTTAATGAAGCAGAATCCTTCAAACGCTTTCCAATCCAAACCAGCTTTCTTATATAAGAATATCTGGTCAGGGTAGCAGAAGAACTTGTTCTCCTTATAATAGCTAGCGCTATTCTTTTCTCCTCCACGCACATCGTAGAACCGTCTAAACACATTGTGGTGCACAATTACATTATCACCTTTCTGTATCTTGCTGTCCCCCACGATGGGTTTCTCCAACACAATCCCACTACGACTAACATACTGGTGATTCTGTAGCTCGGTGTTAAGGATCAGCTCCTGCCCTCCCACTTCCTTCACAGAGGTGGTGCGACCCTCCTCGGGCCGGATGATATAGCTATAAGGCGCCCGCACGGCTTAGTATTCTAAACTGTACTCTACCGCAATGGCCATGTTCTGATTGAACGACTTCCACGGCAGCACCTCATTGTCCTTTTGGATATAGACGTGGTATTCGTCTCCCTCCTGGATTATGTTGTCGATGCGATGCCCGCCGTAGACCTCTTGACCTACGGCGTAATGCATTGCTCCGTCTTTATAATCTCTCCCGATGCTAATCTTACGAATTACCCTCACCTTCAGTGGCTTCTTCAGCCTCAGGTACCGTGATGGTACCATCTTCGATGTTAATGGACACTTGGCCATAAGCCTCTTCTAGTCCTTTTTGAAACTCGCTCATGGACTTCTGCACTTCTGCATAGGCACTGATGGCTTGGCTCTTTTGTAGCTCTAACTTACCCAGTTCCATTTGGACTTGGTTAAGATTGCCTACGAATTTCTGGAGCTCAACAAGCTCCTCTGGCGTGATTTTCTCTTCTTTTGACATTTGATTTGATTTAATTGGTTATTGTACTACTACTTATATCACGTGAATATAAGCATTTTAAAGTGTAATTGTTATTTAAGCCCTTTGCGGTAAAGCATTACTAGCGCATAGGCCGCAAGGAAAAAGATGCCTAGGGACACATCCATTACACCGATAGCAAGACCTAACGTGAATGTAAGTGATACCTGTGTAGGTTTCTCAGTGAGATACTTGATGAGGCTGTCCTTGAATCTTAGTACCCAGGCCCCTAGCTTAGTTACTAGACTTTTGATTTTTTTGATCATGATGGTAAAGTTAAAGTTATAGTTGTTGGAGTAATAGCGGATAGTAGATCAGCATCTAAGCTGTCCTTCATCCCTTGGACGGCTTCTGCACCCATAGCTGCTTCCACCCATCCCTCAACGACCTCAGCCGTTAAGTCAGCGAAAGCTGAGAAGGTGGAAAGGTCTTCCACTTCTAGTGATTGTGTACCGATTGACGTTGCAGTGTAGTCTTCCCCATCTACGGTTACTGATGCTGTGTAGCGCCAGTGAATGTTGTAAACGACGTTTGTCTCGGTGTTAGCGGGATCCTGTGCGTCGGTATGCTCAACGTGAGCGTCTAGTGCGGGGAAATCCCATGCATATGTATTTGCCATGATTAATTATTATTTGTTTGAAGATACGCGGTTTGCATCTGTTAAGCCTCCGTTGTATTGACCCTTTATGCTTTGCTGGAACTCTTCCAATGTTAAGCTGCGGATGGGGACCCCTCCTTCTTTTATCTTCTTTAAAAGTTCTTCTGTTGCTGGTATCATTCTGCGTATGCTGGTATTAAGTAGTCATTGCCGGATAGGGTTATCTTCAACCACTTGTTAGGTGTGCCTAAAGCGGTATCGTCGGGTCCCGCATCACCTATCAGTGTTCCGATTTCCCCTACGCCTGTTGTGCCGCCGGGCGCGGTATCTTGTTCTTGATCAGAGCGTAGGGTGCCTCTCACGTCCAGCGCCGCTAAGGGTGATGTGGTACGTATCCCAAGGTCGCCTGTAATGCCAACGTCCCCGTCCTGCTTTACCCTAAAGATAACGGATTGAGTACCCGTTGTTACGGCAGCCTTTTGAACGGTAAAAAACTCAGCCTCGTATCCTACCCTTGTATCAATTCTAAAAAACCCACCTGCATAAGCTGTAGTGCTAGTTCCTGTTTGGCTATAGTTAGTACCAAAACTCAATAGCCTGCCACCTACTTGAGTCCCTATTCCTGCCGTGAGCGATGGGCTTGTGGAAGAAACCAGATTCAGCCTGGGGTCGCCTGCTGTCACCTTTTGAGTGGTGGTGAAGTTGTTGGCTACATTGGTCTTAGCTACGTTGGTTAAGTTTCCGGAATCGTATATCTTTTTACTAGTACCCCAAGCAGAGTCGCTTGACGCTGTTCTTCTAAATAAGTCGTTGCCGGAGAATATTAACTGTTCTTGCCTGTGACTTGCATCATAACTCGACCACTTAGCAACGGTAAGTAACGCATGCCATCCATCGCCCCCTACCCCTGTATCGTTAACGTTTTGGAAATCCCATTGGGCATAACGATCATCATAGTATGAAGGTGCCCTTGCTGCTCCCCTGCTGTCTGTGATATAGCTTCTATCGGTACCGTTCAAGGTGGTCGTTGTTGCATACCCGGCGCTCTGGTGGTTACCCCACCCATGCGCTGTGTTCCAGTTGCTAGAGTTGTTAGTAAACGGTAGAGTGTAATTATTTGCGTTCGTTGCAATCCCGTCTAGTTTGCTTTTAAGAGTAGTGGTAAAATTCTTCTGGGTTAATCCGCCATCCCCAACACTGTAAGTTGTGTTTGTGTCTGCAATATAATCGGGGGTAGCCCATGTGGCCGTACCCGAAGCTGAGTATCTCAGGAATTGCCCTGAAGAACCCCCTGTAGGGATGTGCTTGTTACCCGCGGTTGTTGGGTGGGTATAAACGGTATTGTTGTCAGGGGGAGTCACCCAAGACATAGTACCATCTCCATCAGACCGTAAATACTGCGATGTTGTTCCGTTACCAGACACGTTAAGCTCTGATGCATTAACTGCATTAGCGTCTATCTGCCCTGCGGCTACTGAATTTAATGTAGCGAGACTACCTAATCCTAAAGATGTTCTACCTGTTGAGGCAGTTAAAGCTGTTGAACTACCATCCCATTGCAAGGTTTTATCATAAGCTGTGTTCCAGTTAGCAACGTTAGCATCGCTTGCTCCAGTAATAGTACCACCAATGAAATTACCAGACCCGTTTATACCTTTAGCTGTACCGTCTACATAGAAGCCATTATCAGCTCTAATG